GAAATATTTGAATTCAGAGCTAAAGACGAGTATACATCATATTGTTATTTAAATAATAAAGAATTTTATTATTCAGCTTATACAGAAAAATTAACAGTAAAAGGAATTGGTAAAGAGAACCAAGAATTGCAAGATGCTTACTTATTAAAAGATATAAAGAACATTTTAAAAATGGCTGAAAAACTTATGCCAGACCAAATGTTTGCATATTTAAAAAAATATCGTAGTAGATATCTTACAAGGGAATTAGACAAAAATACTTATAGAAATCTAGATACTGGTGAATTTAGTATTAACGGTTATAAATTAAAAGACCTTCCAGATGATCTTTTGGATGATATTGACATAGTTTATAATTATATTAATTACTTAATACCATTATTTAGATTGTTAGTTTAGGAGAATTTATGAAATACATTAGAACTAATATATTTACTGATATAGAATTTAAACGAATTACAAAAACTATAATGGGCAATACTAAATTAGAAGACAAAATAATTTTTAAAACAAAAAGCCATTGGGATAAAACTATAAAATACTATAGCATACGAAGACCAACTGTAGCAAGTGTTAGAAAGCTTATTGAATCTTTTAATAAAAGAAAATTTGTACCACAAAATGTAGGCCCAACACATATTGTACTTGAAAGAAAAATTCCATCTCAACTTAAACTTGAGTTAATTACAAGCATTATATTAGCAAGTAATTATGGTGGAGGAAAGGGTCATAATACTCATCCATATTATTCAGAGTTTTATGTTGGAACTAGAAATATTGATTTAAAATATATTGGCTTTAACAAACAATATACATTAGACGAATTATTTAGCATATTTAATAATAAAGTATCAAAGACTATAATTGGCACAGTTTTAGGAAATTTAGATATTAATCATTCTTCTAAGAAGTTAATTATGGAATGTGTATTAAATGGAAAAATAGAACCATACAGAGTACTTGGCGGAGCTACAATAGTTCAATTTTCAAAGAAAGAGCTTATGGAAATTATAAATAATGGGAATTTTATAGCTAAACGAAGTGTCCCAATGTGCGGAGATAGAACTGATATAACAAATCGATATAGACTAGTAATGCATCAGGATGTTATCGACGAAGATATTATTTTTGAAATAATGTCTACAATAACTGATAAATATGCAAAACTACGATTTGCATATACAACAAAAACTAAAAAATTTTTAAAGCGTGTTAAAGGTAAAACTGAATTAGAATTATGGTTGAAATTACAATAATAATTTTAGAACAAATTATTAATGGGATTAGAGTCCCATTGTATATCTCTTCATAGTTTCTTTCTTCATTTCTCTTTGAACGTCAAAATAGGCCCTCTCTTCAGTCTATTTTGACACTTTTTAATCTAAAAAGCGTTAGAATAGGAACAATTAATTATATAATTATATGAAAATTGAGGTGAGAATATGGCTAAATTACACAAGTGTCCATTTTGCAAAAAGAGCTATATAGTTGTTGATGCATTATACGGTCATATGGAAAAAGATCACAAAGACGAGCTACATGGTTTACCTGCACAACAAATTGAATTTAATTGGCGTAATAAATATGCGCTAACAAAAGAAAATGGAAAGTGTGTAATGACTGGTAAAGCAACGAAATTTAATATTGTAACGGGAAGATACGAAAGATTTGCAGACGACCATGCTAGAAAAATGTATCGAGAATATTTTAGAAAAAATATGATTCGAAGATATGGTAAAGATACTATACTAGATGAACCAGATCAACAAAAGAAAATGCTTGCAAGCCGAAGTATTTCCGGAGAATATAAATGAAATGTTGGAAAGAAAACACAGTATACTGGAAGCTATGAAAGAAAATTTCTTGAATATTTAGATGTATATGTAGATTGAGCTAATCCCGGAGACATCATGGGTCCAGCTCCAATGACATTTCCATATATAGGTGAAGACAAAAAACAAAGATTTCATATTCCAGATTTTTATATTACTAGTTTAAATCTTATAGTGAATGTAAAAGCGTCTGATAATAAGCATTATAGATTGAGAGATCTTGATATTGAGAAAGCTCAAGATGCCGCAATTAAAAAATCGAATTTCAATTACTTAAAGTTATATGATAATGACTTTGATAAATTTTTAGAGATAATTGAAATGATAAAGAAACAAACACCAAATAATAAGCACAAAATTTTTCACGAAAATACTGATTATACAAACATACAACTTAGTTAATATAGGTTGTATGTTTTTAAATGTACTTTTAATAATATATTATAAAACCGAGTTAGTGGAATAGTTAAGTTTTAATTATTCCAAATACAAAAAACATAAGGAGGAAACAAATGGCAACTATTAAAGCAGGAAAAAGATTGGTGAAGAGAGGGTATTTAACAAACCTAATTACACCACCAGGAAAAGGCATTACTGTTCTTTTATCAGGACCACACGGTATTGGTAAAACAGAAATTGTCAATGCAGCTGCAAGAGAATTAGGCGGTTACGCATTAGTAGTCGAAGGTGGATCATTGAAAGAGGGAGAAGTAACAGGCCTACCATTCGCAAGTCCAACACAAAATGGGGGAACTGAAGTTCGTTTCGTTCCGTATTATATAACAAATAGTATTATGTCTTTAGAAGAAGAATATTATCGTAAAGCAACAAATGAAGGTTTCTTAAACGGAAGAATTAAATTAACAGACAAAGGAATTGAAATTCGCGATATCCCAACTGCTAAGCAAAAAGCTGCTGGTAAATTAGGAACACTTCTTAAAACACTTCCAGTAAATTCAAAAATGGATAATATTGTCAGTGGTGAAGTTAACAAATTTAAATTTGGCTCAAAATTACCACCAGAACTTAAAATCGAATTAGTTGAATCTGGAGAAATTAAACCAGTATTATTCTTTATTGATGAGTTAAACAGAACAGAACCTCAAACAATGAAAGAATTAATGAACATTGTATTAAATAGAAATATTAATGGGTACGATATTCCTTGGTGGGTTTCTATGCTTGGTGCAGTAAATCCTTCATCTCAAAATAGTACATATGCTACTAATGAAATGGATGATGCACAAAAAGATAGATTCTTAAAAATCGTTGTAGACGCAAAATTAGTTGATTGGGTAGATTACGCTTTAGATAAAGGGCTTAACCATGAAGTAATTAATGCAGTTGCAGTAGATGAATCTCAATTTATGAACAAAGATAATTCGCATAAAGATATGGATGAACAACATCCATCTCCACGTTCTTGGGAAATGGTTGCATACATCGTAGATAGCTTTAGTATCTTCCATAATACAACTTTGCTTACAAGATCAGAAAGAGATGAATCTTCAAAAGATATGGAAAAAATGATTATTGGTAAAGTTGGGCAAGTTGCTGGACGTGCATTTATTCGTAACATGCAAGATACTTCAACTATTATTAAACCAATGGATATTATCAATGGCAGAACTACAGATATTTCTAAAGAAATCAAAGATAAATTCGCAAAACAGGGGCAATTACGTAGAAAAATTACTGCAGATACTGTAGTATATCATATTGCTGAAACTATTGTAGATTTTGAACAAAAGAAAAAAATGGCAGACATCAAAATTGCAAAACAATACAATAACTACAAAAGTCAAATTTCAGAATTCGTAAAAATGCTTGATGATTCAACAACTATCACATTCGCTAAGAAAATTGCTAATGTCGATTACATTGTTGCAAAAGATGGTAAAAACGTATTTTCTAAAATTTCAAAATGCTTTTCAAAAGATGTATTAAAACAACTTGTTGATTTTGATTCATCACTTAAATCATTAATGAAAGAATAGGGGGCCGAAATGGCAGAGAAAAAAGCAAATATTTTAACAATATACAATATCTGTCGTGATCTTGTAACTCAAGCTGAGGCTTCTGCGATAATAAATGAAGGGGAAGTAGACAAAAATATACTTCCTCCTTTACAAGAAGCATTTGAGCAAGTAATCGAATTTGAAAAAATTCACTTGATTATGGCTTATGACGTGTTTTATGGCGCTGTTTTAACTAGCGTTACTACAAAGATTAAATTTAATCTTAGAGGACCAATGGATTTAGATGTTTCAAAAGAACCAATTGAATTACTATTTAATCCTATGTTCCTAGCAAAATATTCTTATTCAGAATTTACAGCACTTGTAGTTTCTGAAATATTCAGATTGGTATACGAACATCCAGCAACATTCGGTGATTTAAATGCTGAAATGGATAAAGAAAATCACATGAATTTAGAAAAAGGTTCTAGCGCATCAATCGCATCTATGGTACAACATGATGTTAGATTAGATAAAGATGATGCATCTGCTAGGTTAAGACTTCCTAGAGGAACCTATACCACAGCTAAAATAAACGAAGAAACACATAGAACACCAAAAGATGATAGTTCTATGGATTATTATTATAGATTCCTAAAACAATTTGGACCACCTTTACCACCACCTGAAGAAGGCGAAGGTCAAGGCGAAGGTCAAGGAATGGGCATGACAGCACCTGGTCAAGGTGAAGACGGTGATGGAGATTCTCCTGCAACCGAAAATAATAATAATGGACAACAACCTCATCAATGGGAACAAGTTGATTCTGAAGACGCTAAAGATCGTATTAAAGGCTTAATCGGAGATGTTTATAGTAAATTAGATGATCGTGCAAGAGGCCTAATGCCTGCTGGATTACAAGAGCAAATTAAATTTTTGCTTAGAAAACCAGAGATTTCTTGGAAACAAATTCTAAAGAAATATTTAGGAACAGTTCCTGTACCTTATAGAAGAACTAAAACACGTCTTAATAGGCGTCAACCATACCGTCCAGATTTATCTGGTAAACTTCCAAAAAGACATATTGAAATAGTATTAGCAATTGATACTTCAGGTTCAATGTCAGCGGAAGATCTTGAATATGTTACAAATGAAATCTTTAGCATTGTTAAAGATTATGATACAAAAGTAACAATCATCGAATGTGATTCAGCTATTGGAGCAATCTATACAGCTAAGAATCCATCGGATATTCATACAAAATTTACAGGCCGTGGAGGAACTTCATTCATACCTGTAATTGAACATATCAATGAATCAAATCAATACCGAAATGCATTAATGGTATACTTTACAGATGGTTATGGAGATAGTGAAATTCCTAAACCTAGAACATTAAGAAACTTATGGATCGTTATTGATAGTGAAGAAAACCTATCATTAGCTGAACCATTCGGTGAAGTAAAAGCATTAAAAAAAGATGCAGATTGGGTTAAAATGAATAAGAAAAAAGGTTATTAAAATAACAAAAGAGGGATATTTCTATGTCCCTCTTTATCTTTAAAGGAGGAATACTTATGGATTATGATGATTTTACCCTTAGCAACGAGGAACTAGATGATGAAAATGCTATTGGACCCGTTGAAGAAGCGAAATTAGAAATATTAAATCAAATTAGTGATGTTGTTAAAATAGCAAAAAAGAATATCGAATATAAAGAAGAAGCAGAATTCAGAGCAAATTTCTCAATACTATCGAGATATGTTGGAGCTGTTGTAGATTTAGAAGCATTAATATCACCTATGAATTTTGAAGGCGAAATTGATGAAGAAGCACCAGAGCTTACAGAAGATGAAATTCTTGAAAGAATTGATGAAATCAAAAGTACGGTTAAAGAAATGTCTTTCAATGATTTAAGAGAATTTGAAAGTAAAAACAAAGCGGTAATAGTTAAACCAGAAGATGGCAATGACAAAAAAACTGGCTTAGGTTTTTAAGAAAGGGAGGATATTAAATGGGCGTAAAAGCGTTATCACCAGATATTGAACTTATATCACAAAAAGCTGGAAATGAGGCAGTTAATAATTATCAATCGTGGATTGGAACTCCACATTTATTCTTAGCAACTGCAAGATTTCTAAATGCAAATAAAGAAAAAGATCGTTATACTGAGAGTTATGAAAACTTTTCAGGTATTCTTAAAGAATATGGAATTACAGGAGAAAATTTTACAGAAATGTTTTTAGAATTATATCCTGGCCTTAAAATTAGTGGAGAAACATATAAGGTTGAGTGGCATGAAGAAGGACAAACTGTTCGTAGAAACTTAAAATTAGATGCAAGTAAACAAAAGCGTCAAATGCAAGTTGAAGATTTAATCAAAGTTCTATTTTCAGACAGTAGCTTTATTTTAAGAGATATCCTTGAATATGTATTAAAAAGTACATCAGCGAATGCTTCTCAAAAAGTTGATGAATTAGCTGAAAAAATGGCTGATGCATTCAATGTTAAAATTGCAAAGCAAGAAATTGCAGCATTAGAGAAAGTTCCTGAATTAGTAAATCTTAATAAGTACGTAAGGGAGAGCAAACCATTTGTCGTTGGCGCTGATAATGCAGTAAATCAAATTCAACTTGGTTTATCAGGGAAATCAATTAATAATGTTATTCTTGTTGGTCTTGCTGGAACTGGTAAAACTGTTTCAGTATATGAATTTGTAAAACGAATTATCAACAAAAATACAATCAAGAAATTCCACAACAAAATCATATATCAATTAGATGCTGGCCAATTAGTTGCTGGTACTAGATATCGTGGAGATATGGAAGCAAAATTAATGAATATTATCAAGTTGGTTATTGCCAATCCTGAAGTTATTCTATTTATTGATGAAGCACATATGATGGTTAAACTTGGTGATGCTGAAGGCGCTGCGAGTGCTGGAAACATTTTAAAACCATTTATTACTCGTGGAGAAATACAAATGATCTGGGCAACGACTACTGATGAATATCAAAAGAACATCAGCAAGGACAAAGCACTAGAAAGAAGATTCCATAGAGTAAATATCATTGAACCATCAAAAGAAGAAACTTATCAAATACTTAAAGGTGTTCAACCTGGTATTGAAGAGTTCTTTGGTAAACATGGTTCAGACAAAGATTTAATCCAAAAAGTATTAGATTATTCTGAAAAATATACACTAGACCAAGCAAATCCTGCAAAAGCTATTAATATGCTTGAACTTGCATTTGCTAACTCAACTGTTTTCAATGAAGATGGAGAAATAGTGATGACTGAAGATATTCGAAATGCTATCAAAGTAAAATATAATATTAACATTTCTGAAACTAAAGCAACTGATAGTGAAAAAGCATTATTTGATTTCATTTTAGGTCAAGATGCAGCTTTAACAGACGTTGTAAAAATATTAAAACGTATTGACCGCGGACTTGTTGATCCTGAACAGCCACTAGGCTCAGTTATTTTAGCTGGACCAACTGGTGTAGGTAAGACAGAGACTGCAAAAATCATTTCAAAAGTATTCTTTGGTTCTGAAAAGAACTTCATCAAAATCAATGGTGGAGAATATAGTAATGACATGGATATAACTAAAATCACTGGATCAGCACCTGGATACATCGGTTCTGATGATGAATCTGGATTAGTTTCAATGATTAAGCAATATCCAAGTTCTGTTGTATTATTTGATGAATGTGAAAAAATGGCTGATAAAGTATTTGACGCATTACTAAACATCTTAGATACAGGAGAAATGACTGACAACCACGGAAACCGTGTAAGCTTTAGAAATGCATTAGTTATCTTTACAACTAACTTAGGTTATGATAAAGACTTTGCAAAAGCTAAAGGTCAAGGTGTTGTTAGACATAGAACAAGCTCAATGGAAATCCGTGAAGCTGTTGAAAAACACTTTCGTCCAGAGTTCATTAATCGTCTTGACGAAATAATCGTTTACGCAGGATTAACTAATGATATTGCTGAACAACTTATCGAAAGATATAGAAAAGTATATGTTGCTAATACTGTCACTAAGAATGACGTTAAGTTTAGTAAAACTGACATTGCTGAAATTATCAAAGAAGCAAATATCGAAAGTTACGGGGCGCGTGGACTAAAGAAAGCTGTTAAGAAACAAATTTCTAAGGTTTATGATCGATTAGAAAAAAAGTTAAGAGAAAAAATTCAAAATAAAAAATTAGTAGAAATTAAATAAGAGAACCCAAGGGTTCTCTTGTATTTTAAAGAGGGAGGCAATTATGGTATTAATTATTTTAGCAGTTATTGTAATGATAGCAGTATTCATAGGTTTAGGATTAGGGGATCATGAATATAAATATATAGAACGTAAACGCAATTATACAACAAATGAAATTGAAGATGTTGAAAAAACTAGCAGTAAATTTGGTTTTAAACTTAATAAATTACAATTGTTGGCACCATTAGCATTGTTAATAATTTTATTTGGTATGTTTACAACAGTAGACGCAACTGAAGTTGCAGTTGTAACACGTTTTGGCGAAGTTCAAGAAGTAGTTAATGAACCAGGCCTTAAGGTCAAGAACCCATTAGACAAATATAATAAATATTCAACTGAAGTTCAAGAAATCCGATATGATAATGTTGATCATTTGGAAATTTCATGTTGGGCTAGTACTGGTCAAGATGTATTTGCATTGGTAACAGTTCAATATAAAATTGATGTAACTAATGCCGCACAAATTTATGAAGTTTTCGGTGGCAATATTGATGCAGTACAAACTAAATTAAGTTCATTATTAATCGCTGAAGTTAAAGGAACTATATCAAAATATACGCCAGACGGACTTATTGAAAACCGTGCTGTACTATCTGGAGAAATTGAAAATGATATCAGAACACAACTTGCTTCTGGTGATGACCCGCTTCCAGTAATACTTACAGCAGCATATTTAACAAATATTAACTTTACAATTACTTTCCAAGATTCAATTGATGCAAAAGTAGTTGCTGAACAAGATTTAATTAAAGCTGCTACAGAAAAAGAAATTGCTGTTGTTCAAGCTAATGAAGCTTTAGAAATTCAAGAAGTTTTAAATGCACAAAACATTGCAATGGCTATTGCTCAAGCAACAGCTGATGTAACTAGAGCTGAAGGTACTTCTACTGCTCAAACATTATTGAATTCTGTTACTGTAAATGCGATTAATACAATGTATATTGGTCAATTCGCTGATGACATTGAAAGAGCTGCATTTGAAGCAAGTATAACAATGATAACAAATGATAATGGTACTCCATTAGATTTAACAGATGACTTTATCACTCAAACTAGTGATGGTGGATTCTTAACTATTCAAGAAGTTTCTAATATCATATTAACACAATTATATTATGATACTTGGGATGGAATTTTACCAGAAGTTATCGCTGGCGAAGATGGGCTAAGTTTAATCTTACCATCAGATAATGAATAAATACTAAAAAATATAATAAGGCAGACATAATGTCTGCCTTATTTTTTATAAAGAGGGAGGAATTAAATTATGAATAAACCGGAAAAGCTTACTAGTAATTATGCACAACCAAAATATGATATTCAAAAAGCACAAATAGACAGTAGGGTTATTCACTTAGAAGGTAAAGTGGATCCTGCATTAGCAAGTTATATTATTCAAACATTATTTCATTTAAATGAACTTGATAGAAAAAGTCCAATTCAAATGTATATTAATAGTCCTGGCGGTAGTGTTATTGATGGAATGGCTATTATAGATGCAATGAATTTTATCGAAGCACCAGTTTATACAATTGCTCGTGGAATGGCAGCATCAATGGGAGCTTTAATTTTAGCTGCTGGTCAAAAGGGTAAAAGATTTTCGTTACCAAACAGTGTTATTTTGATTCATGAAGGATCAAATGGCAATGAAGGAACAACATCAAATTTTCAATCTTATGCAAAATTTTCAGAAAAATTGAATATTAGAGCAAATAAATTTCTTGCAAAAGCAACAGGTAAAACTGTAGCTCAAATCAAGAAAGCTATTCTTGTAGACAATTGGATGTTTTCAGAAGATGCAAAAGAATATGGATTAATTGATGAAATTGTAACACACGCATTAGAAGAATAAGAGGGATCTAATCCCTCTTTCTTTATTTTGAGAGGAGGACACTATGGATTTATTCGATGATGAAAAAGATAACAACAATAACATACATGCTGAAATTAGTGGTATGCCTGAAAATGAAGAAATTGATTTTGGCGATGATAGTAATATCAATGCTGAATCAGGCTTTGATTCTTCAGAAAAAGATGCAGTACTCAATCAAATCAGTCAGACGTTTGGTGTGACTCAGGAACAGCTAGATTATGCAATGAAAGAATTTTCAAATTTGTTAATCACTGGTACTGATCCAGAATTTATAAAACAAATAAAACCCCATATGCACCCTGTTGAAGATGACGAAAGTGGTTTTCAATTAGATATCATGGGATTAAAAATAATTCTAGATAAATTTTTAGAAGGAAACCATGTTCCAAAACAACAATCAACAAATCCATTTGCAGGTATAGACCCAACTAACCCACAAAGTATGATATCTGAATTTATGTCTACGTTAGGTGTGAGTCAACAAGACGCTAATGATTTAATAAAGCGAATTGAAAAAATTACAAAGAAAAATACAAAAAATATAGTTAGTAATAGTGAAATCGGTGAAAAAGAGGAAGAAATAGATAATTTATTATCAGATTCTTATGAGTATGAAATTATTACTCAAGAAGACTCATTTGGTTTTATTAAACATACAGCATCTGAAGATATATATGAAAATTTCAAAGATGTTTATGGCGAAGGATCTTATGATCTTTCAATGTTTGCAACGTTACAGGGTTATAACTTAGCTCCAGCGCTTCAAAGTATTGATAAACTTGAGTACTTAGAGCATAATGATAATTATATTTTACTTAGAGCTTATTCTGACAGTAATAATGAAATCGAAGATTTTGTTGTTGCGATTATTCAAATGGATGATGAGTTTCAAATGATGGTTCCTATGTATGGAAATACATATAACATCGAAAGTGGAAATGTTATTGTTAAAGGAATTGATGATACACTTTATTTAGAAGAAGAAAAAAATGACGTTGTTGAAGTAAATTTAAAGAATCCTTTGGATTTAGAGAGATTGAAAACATCCATTGACATTGCATTATATGAAGAAAAAAGACCACTTCTTTCAGTCCAAGAATTCGGAAAGATTTTTGTAGCTCCAGCTCCTTCTACTTTTACTAGTAATTTTGTAAAAGTTGGACGAATTAAGGCTTATGACAGCAAGGAAGTAGAAATGTTTAAAATGCATTGTGACATTGATGAAGATCAAGAAATATTTGATTTCTATATCAAATTAGATGATGAGTATTCAGCAAGAATGCTAAGAGCTGTTCAAGAATATTTTAAATATATCGATTTTAATACAAACGAAAAGATAAAAAATTGTGAACTTTATAGCAGGAATTATGAAGCTCTGTATATCGAGTTAGATTTAGGGAGTCTCCCTGAGTTTGCTCATCTATGGAGAGAAAGATAAACTTAAATATAAGAAGAACTACGGTTCTTCTTTTTTTGTTTAATATTTTTGAAAAAGATATATAATTTAAAACAAAGAATTTGAGCTAAACAATAAATTAATAATTAATTTGATGGAAATTTCCATTCAATTTCAAAAAACCAAAGATGATATATTTTATAGTGAGTGTTAAAATTTCTTTTCTAAAAAATTTAATAAAATGTCCAGAAAGAGATATACAACGCTACTACAAAGATATATTAGTTTTATCCGTTTTTATGAAATTGTAGAAAGGATGACAAAATATGTTCATACGAAAAAGAACTGGTGAATTACAAGAATTTAACATGAGAAAAATTGAGGATGCTATATACAAGGCTTTTAAAGAAACTTATGGCCGTGAAAAAGCACGAGAATTATTTGACGACATAAAAGCTATGGCAAAATCAGTTCATGTTTATGAAGGAATTGGCATTGAAGAAATACAAAACAAAGTTCAATATGCTATTAAGGAATATCCAGAGGCAGTTGAACACTACATACTACGACGAAATGCTAGATCAAAGCGTAGAGAATCATTGAAAGATGTTGTCTACAGTTCAGAATACTTAGCACCTAGTTTTTTAATCAACTATGACAATTACCCAGAACATATGAGTCCAATTAGTAAGTTTACTTACTTGAGAACATATAGTCGAGACGTTATTGAATTAGGACGCCGAGAAACATTTAAAGAAACAACAATTAGAGCTGTAGATCACAATATCAATATGGATATAAGATCTAGAGACGAAGATGTTATGCAATTCTTGAAAAAAGAAGCAGAACAAATGTTCGATATGCAATTTAATTTACGTTCATTTCTTAGTGGACGTGCAATGTTTACAGGTGGAAGTTCAGCAGCAGAAAAGTTCCCTTTAAGTTTATTTAATTGTTCATTTATTGAACCAGATACGCTTGATGCTTTTTATGATATCTTATATTTGTTATCAGTAGGAGCTGGTGTTGGATACAGAAATACATGGGATGTTGCAGATAAACTTCCAAAATTTAGAGATGACATACGATTACAAACAGTTCCTTACAATCCTTTACCAAAAACAATGAGAAAAGATAAAACTCAAGTGTTAAAACTTAATGGAACAATCTCAATTATTGTTGGTGACAGCAGAGAAGGTTGGGGAAAAGCTATAACTGAATTCTTAAAATATATGAGTTATGAATACGAGCATGATTATAAAAATATCAGAATGGTATTTAATAACATTCGACCAAGTGGAGAACCGCTCAAAACTTTTGGGGGCTATGCTTCAGGAGCAGAACCATTTATTCAAGCAATTCAAAAAATTCATGAGGTAATTACTAGTGATTATAGAGATAGTCATGGTAATGTATTAACTAAGAAAATGGTGGATGGAAAAATTCGTCCTATACATATTATGCACATAGCAAACTCAATTGCCGAAGCTATTGTTGTCGGTGGAGTTCGTAGAAGTGCAATGATTTCGTTATTCTCTCATGATGATACCGAAATGGCAACAGCTAAAACTAATTTTGTTGATTTCAGTGATCGAAAAATATCACATTACTGGATCTCAAATAATACAATGGTTATTGAAGATGGTTATGAACCAACTTTTGAAGAAGTACAAGCACTAATGGAAAATATTAAAAACTTTGGTGAACCTGGATTTATGAATGAAAGTGAACTTAAGAAAAGACATCCATTAGCTAGAGGAATGAATCCGTTAACCTATTCAATTTAACATGCGGATTTAAAAGTGCGTGAATTGCTGGAATCTCCTTAGAGCTTTTAGAACTACAACGTGACCTGCAAAGGTGAGCGTGAATGTTTGAAAATCTAAAAGATTGGATAATCAGCAGCTAAGCTTCCCTATGGGAAGAAAGTTCAACGACTAAGGTTTCTTTAAGAAAAAGACGAAAGTTAACTCAGTTAACGGAAAGGTATAAATTATGAATCAATTAAAATCAAGTGAATTTAAAGCATTTATTTATGGAACTATGTTAGGAGACTCATATATACATAAAGTATCACATAGAAGATTTGGATGTGGACAAGTAAAGGAAGACGTAATTCTTTATAAAAAAAAGATTATTGAAACCCAATTAAATAAATGTATAATAAATTATAAAGCACAAAATTATAAGCAAAAAGACGGAAGAAACAGACAAACATTATATAGATTAACTATTCAACATGACTATTTTAGAAAAATACGAGAGCGTTTTTATAAAAATGGTATAAAACGTGTTGATACAAAAATATTAGAGGCTTTAGATACTAGAGGCTTAGCTATATGGTTTGCAGATGACGGAACTACTAATTTTATTGGACTAGAAAAATATAAGGCCCATAAAATAGATAGACTTAATAATCGTAGAGTTGAAATATGTACCGACGGCTTTTTAAAAGAAGACGTTGTACTAATTAAAAAATATTTTGACAAATTATTAAATACCGATGACACTAAAATAATTAATCGCGATTATAAAGACAAATCTAATAATAACCCAACTGGTTACAGAATAAGATTAGCAAATCATGTGATCCAGCCATTTTTTATGTTAATAAAAGATGAATTTATCAATAATTACCCGTCAATGCTTTATAAATTAGATTTAGGTTTTAGAAATGAATCACTTGACTGGAGACGATATGTCTCAGAAGAATATCAAAATTTATACGAAGAAATTAGTGCGCACCCTGAATTTATAGATAGAATGATTCAGGATGATATAGTCTAGACAACAACATTTATATAAAAATGGCTAACAAAAGTTAGTGTTGTAAGGTGGAGAAATTCTACTCAGATCAAAACAAACATGTAATCTTGTGACATTTAATGTCGTTTCATATTTAAATTATGATAAGACTATTAATTATGATTTATTAGAAAAAGATCTTCAAGTTTTAACTCGTTCAGCTTATAGAGTAACAATGAACAAATTAGAATTAGCTGAATGGAATATAACACAAGAAGAAGACCGATTATTAGGTGTAAGTCCATCATCATGGATGGATATGATTGAAGCAACTAATATGGGTGAAACAGAAGAAATAGAATTTATGAAATGGCTATATGCTATAATTAGAAAAGCTGCTGACGATTATGCTGATGAATTAGGGTTAAACCACTCATTAAACATAACTGCAGTTAAACCATCTGGAACTCTTGGACTAGTTGCTAATGCAAGTAGCGCCGGAGTACATATGAGTCATAGCCCATATCATTGGAGAACCATCCGTATGGACAAAGCGAACCCAATGTTTAAAGTAGTTAGCCAACTTAATTGGCGCATAGAGGATGACATTACGAGACCAGCCACAACGGCTGTAATTTACTTCCCTATTAAATCAGCTGCTAAAAGAACTAAATTCGATGTTTCTGTAACTGAACAATTAGAAAGATATAAACGCTTTCAAACATACTATACAGATCAAAATACATCAATCACTGTAACAGTACAAAGTGGTGAATGGGAAACTGCAACTAAATGGTTATATAATAACTGGAATAATTTTACGGCAGTATCATTCTTATCACTTACGGATCATCAGTATGTTCAAGCACCATATCAAACTATTACAAAGGAAGAATATTTAGAAGCATCTAAAGATTTAGATGACTTATCACATGAACTTCTTACAAAATATTTAGAATTAGATGAATATTATAAAGAAGAAGTTGAAGTAGATCCCGATTGTGCTACAGGTGCATGTTTAGGCGATCGTCTTTAAAAAACAGGCTCCTATTAGTAAACAATTAATTATATATACTAATAGGAGGATAAAAAATGGAAATATGAAAAACTATAGAAAATTTTGAAGAATTTTATGAAGTTTCTAATTTAGGGAATATACGATCAAAGGATAGAATAACCAGCAACAAACATTTTATAAAAGGTATTAAACGATATCCTAGAAATAGTAATGGCTATTATCGAATCACGCTTCAAAAAAACGGAAAGTGCAAAAATTGTGCTCTTCATAGACTAGTAGCCATAGCTTTTATTTCAAATTTGAATAACTATCCAATAATAAATCATAAAGATGGAAATAAATTAAATAATTCTATAGAAAATTTAGAATGATGCTCATACAAAGAAAACGCTATGCATGCTCATAAAAATAAGCTAATAAAATATAATACTAATTCTGTTTTAGAAAATCAAACATACTCATTTGCTAATGAAATATGAAAAAAAATACAAGAATATCCAAAATATGAAATTTCGAATTTAGGAAGAATTAGAAAAAATAATTATATTAAAAAAAGAATATTAGATAGTGGCTACTATAGAGTACATCTTTCAAAAAATAATAAACAAAAAACATTATATGTTCATGTTTTATTAGCAACTACGTTTATAAAAGAAATTCCAAAAAATTATATAGTAAATCATAAAGATGGAAATAAATTAAATAATAATTTATCTAATTTAGAAATAATAACTAAAAAAGAAAATGTTAAACATGCTTATAAAAATGGATTAATACATACTCGTAAAGGCGAAAATCATCAAAACTCAAAATTAAAAAAAGATGATATTATAGAAATACTTAGGCTTCGGAATATTGAAAAACTAACTCAACAAAAAATTGCAGATAAATTCAATATTTCTCGAGAACATGCTAGAGCTATTATAAACAATAAAAAATGAAAACATATAAGTAGACTGTAGGAAAGGTAAATAATATGATTACAACATTAAACGTATTTAAAAAACTAGATTGCGGACCATGTAAAATGTCTGCTGGTGTAATACAATATCTAACAACATCACGACCAGAAATGAAAGTTACTGAGTATTATGTTGGAGCTGGTGACGACGACGCTGATATTTTAGCTATGAGCTATGGTATTAGTGCATATCCATCTTTTGTAAAAGAAGATGACAATGGAAATATAGATGTATTTATAGGACTTAAACGAAAAAAAGCTTACGATGAATGGTTAGATAACTAAGAAAGAAGATGATAAAAGCATATTTGCCTACCTATGAAACGGGGGTAAATATGCTTTTAATTATATATTATAAATATGAACCACTAATATATCTTAATAGGAGGCTAATATGAAATTTTTTGCAAGTACTAAAGCTCTTAAATTCACAAAACCAATGAAAGAGTATTTCATGGACAAAGTAAGTAGTCTTTCACATTATTTTAATGAGTTAGATGGACAAGTAACATTAAAAAAAGAAGGATATCAAAAGAAATTAGAAGTTATGTTATCAAGTAAAATCAGAGCATCTGTAATAAATAAAGATTATTATAGTGCTGTTGACGAAATTGTTGATCAACTACAACGACAACTTGAAAGATACAAAGGCTTAAAGCATAAAAATAAAACACATTTCTCAGCAGTCAATCTATTACCAATTGAAGAAGATTATTCTTCTGAAGAAGAAGTGGGTTATATTGTTAGAGAAAAAGTAGTGCCTACTGAAACTATTACACGAGAAGAAGCTATTGAAGAAATGGAACTTCTAGGGCACTCATTCTTTATATTCAAAGATAGAGAAAATGATCTAATGTCTGTTGTGTATAAACGCCATGATGGAAATTATGGATTATTAAAAACTATAGAAACAGAACAAGGATAAACCTTTTTGGTTTATCTTTTTTTTTAAGCATATATTATAAATATGGAAAGTGAGGTAATATTATGGCTAAATTATTACTTAAAAAGATAAATAAAAGGGGGAACTATGAAAAAAATAGATGTACAATTTAAAGATATTACTATGAAATTTGATGTTTGTGAAACACCAAAAGATGTGTCATATGATATATTAGTACAAGTATTTGATGAAGATTATACGTTTGATGATATAGTTACTACATTAACAGAAAATGGAACACTTCTAAAAACATATCCAATATATACATTAATAATAGAGGGCGAAGATGAAAACGCAGGTAATGACTATACTGGAGACTTAGCATTAGCAAATACATTATTGTATAATGATGCAGAATGGTTATTTTTAGATGGAGATAATAATTTTATATTTGAGTACGATAGAAAAATATATTTATATAAAGATTCAGTAGATTAGACTTTATTAAAAAAAGAGGGCTAAGATGAAGGATTTGAGTTTATATATTTTATGATAGATTTGTAAATAAGAAAGAGGAGGAATTATAATGAATAAAGTAAGAATAGCAATTAATGGTTTTGGTCGTATTGGGAGATTAGCATATAGACTTATGCACGACAATGATAAATTTGAGGTTGTAGCAATCAATGATTTATCCAATCCAAAAGAATTAGCACATTTATTAAAATATGATACCACTCAAGGTCGTTATAAAGTAGATCAAATTTCAACTGAAGACGATTACTTAATTGTTGAAGGTAGAAGAATTAAGATTTACGCTCAAAGAGATCCTGAAACATTACCTTGGAAAGAACTTGACATTGATGTAGTATTTGAATGTACTGGATTCTTTGCAAGTAGAGAATTATCTGAAAAACATATTAGAGCAGGAGCAAAGAAAGTAATTATCAATGCACCCGCAAAAGGTGATATGAAAACAATTGTATTTGGTGTCAATCACGAAATACTTGATGGAACTGAAACTGTTATTAGCTGTGCAAGTTGCACGACTAATTGTTTAGCTCCAATTGCTAATGTTTTAGATAAAGCCTTTGGCATCGTTAAAGGTTTTATAACTACAATTCACTCTTACACTAATGACCAAGTTGTATTAGATAAACCTCATAAGAAGGGAATCAATGCGAGACGAGGTAGAGCTGCAGGAGCAAATATTATTCCAACAAGTACAGGTGCTGCTAGTGCTGTAGGCTTAGTTTTACCACAATTACAAGGCAAATTAGATGGAATTGCTGTTAGAGTTCCAAATCCAACTGGATCAATGATTGATTTAGTTGTAGAATTAGAAACAAATCCAAGTGTGGCAATGATTAATGCTGCAATGAAAGCATCTAAATCTGACACATTAGGATACACTGTAGATCCAATCGTATCTAGCGATATTATTGGTGATACTCATGGTACAATGTTCGATTCATTGATGACTAGAGAAATCGAAGTCGATGGAAAGAAATTATATAAAATCATTGCATGGTATGATAACGAAATGAGTTATACTGCACAAATGATTAGAACCGCTGAATACTTAATAAATAAAAATAAAATAGGAGGAACTAATGAATAAATTAGAAGAATTAGTTTATGTTCTTGCAACAAGTAAAGTTAAAAAAATTACTCCAAAGATGATTGCAGCAGAAGCTGAAAGATTAGGAGTAAAAATAGGGAAAGCTAAAAGAGCTTGGAAAAATTATTCACAATTAGATATTAAGAATGACAGATTTAGTAAACGTTTTAAAACAGGAAGTTATGTAGGTTTATTAACTGATGAAACGAGAGCGTATGCTAAAAACTGGCAAAAAACAAAATTACCACAATCATGTAGACGCGTATACTTTAAAACCGCGGCTAAAGTTATTCTTGAAGTTAAGAATACACCAGCTAAAGTTTATGAAGTACTAACGAAATATGATGTTTCTAGAGCTCAATATTACAAATGGCTTGAAGAACTAACAATCACTGGGAAACTACTAAACCATAAGATTTTCGATTGGACTAAATTTCCTAAAAAAGATGTAAAGGAAATTATTAAATTTACAAAACACCCAGAACGCTTCATTACGTACACTGTACTTGCTACAGCTCAACTAGAACGTTTAGGAACAGTAATGGATGAATATTTAAAATAAAATAAAAATAGAGAGGTTTAACCCTCTCTATTTTTTTAATAGTAAAAACTCAAATTAACAATTTTTTAGAGGAGGTACGATTATGAACAAAAGATCGAAAAGGAAACATTTAAGTAAAGATATAAAAACAAAGGGTTATCTATTTGTATTAAAAAATTATAAGAAACTACCTCAAAGTTTTTATACAGCACATGTTCAAAAAATAGTGAATAACCAAAAATACAATCATGGCAAAATTGAAATTTTAAACGCTTTATTAAATAATGAATGTCATACAGAAAAAACTCTAAATAAAATTATTGAAGTATACTTAGATCCTAAAAATAAAATATCTAGTTATACTTACGATCAAGATGGTAATAGCTATATTACATCATTTTGGTCAAAACTTTTAGAAACTCAAAAATTAAATGAACTGTTTTTTATAGAAAATATTTTAATATTTGAAAAACTAAATACTACGGGATATTGGAAAACGAGTATTCTTGATTATATTAATACTGAACTCAATCCATGGGCTTTACCAGAAAATCAAAGTGACGAGCTTAAATTATTATTGCGACTACGAAAATAGGGAGTTAGTAGTAACAATAAAATAGGAGGAAACACGATGAAAAAATACGTAGAAAAAAGATTAGATGACTATGAATTAATTGAAGGTTTTAATCTAGTAGAGTCTGTTATTTTTAGAGAAAATGGGTTCAACACTCCACAAGAAATATTGGAGGACTTTTCTGATTTATACAGAAAAAGTTGGTTGGCTAAGTTTTTAAATTCAGAAATTACTGGTATTGGAAATCAAGATAAGTTTGTAGAATATATTCAACAACATAAGGGCTCTCATTATTGTATAATTGGAGATTATGATGCTGATGGAATTATGGCAACAACTGCCATGAAAATTATTTTAGAGCAATATGGCGTTGCACAATGCGACTATATTATTCCAGATCGCTTAACAGATGGTTATGGAATTAAGAAAAAACATGTTGATAGAGCCTTAACACTAGGTACTGAAGTAATTATAACTGTTGATAATGGAATTACAGCAACAGATGTTGTATCATATGCAAAAGAAAAAGGATTAGATGTGCTTATAACAGACCATCATATTCCTGATTTAGAAAATATGCCTAATGCAGATGTAATAATTAATCCACATCTTACAGATAAGATGGAACACATTTGTGGAGCTATGGTAGCTTTAAAATTAGGAAATATATTGCTTGATACAAGCATAAAAGAAAATGAATATGTATTAAAAGACGCTGCTTTATTTGCAGCAGTTGCAACAATTTCAGATGTTATGCCCTTAATTGGTGAGAATAGAGCATTATTAAAATATGTTTTAGATAATGTAAATTATTATAAAAATAAAAACATTTGGAAAGGTAGAACTCTTAAATTCTTAGCTGGATTTGGAGTTGGGAGTTGGCTACTTAAGGACGAAAATCTTTATATAACTGAAGATACGTTCGGTTATTATGTAGGACCAACAATCAATGCAAGTGGACGAGTAACTGGTGAAACTGAAAGTATTGTTTCAGATATTATTGGATCACCTACATACGGTCAATATATTAATGGATACAGAGAAATTAATCGTGAAAGACAAGAAAAAACACGAGATATTTTCAAAGAACACATTCCAAACCCAGAAGAAAACATTGGGTTTATAATTATTAGTGCTGACAAATATGAATATCCAATCGGAGGTTTAATTGGTCTTGTAGCGAATAGAATTTCGGATCAAGAACAAAAACCAGCATTTGTAGGAACTGAAAAGAATAAGAATTTATCATTTTCTTGTCGTTCAGTACCAGGGTACTCATTGTATGACGGACTAAATAGATTCTTAAAAAATAATCCGGAATCATCAGTTAGTGGTGGCGGACATGACGGAGCTATTGGTATTCGTGTTGGTAAAACCGAAGACATTGAACTTCTTAAAGAACACTTCAGCCAAGATTATATTGATTATTCAAAAGATATTGATGAAAATGTTTTTGTATTTGAAGACAATTTAGAAAAAGAAATTTTCGATGCACATTATGCATTGCTTCCATTTGGAAAGAATTTTAGAAAACTTAAATTCCAATATACAGGAACTATTACAAAATATGATGAAAACAGCCGTCAACTATTTATTGATGGTAGACCTTTTAGAACGTTTATTTATAAGGACAATCTTCCAGAAAATGGTACACAAATTAAAATAATTTTCACAGCAATGACTGACAGTTGTGTATCGGATCAATTTAAAATTGAAGAGTTAGAAGTACTCTAATGGATACTATTACTCAAAATTATATACGGATACATGATATCCAAAGTATTAAAACACTACGAAATTTAGAAGCATATATTAGCGACTTTAAAGATGAAATGACAGATTATGAATGGCTATTGGTATCTAAATCATCAGCATTTAACTTATCAATAGCTGAGTTATTTCCGGCTTATTTAAATTGGGAACATATTTGTACATTTCAAATGTTACCAATTGCTTTTATGAATAAGTATGCTGAATATTTAAATTGGTATTCAGTTGCTAGATTTCAACCGTTAACATACAAATTTATTATTGATCATAAAGATTCATTATCTATGGATCGAGTGATTGATAATCCACTTGTACGAAATTTAAAAGAATATGATGAGATTCAAAAATTACATAAAACTATGAAAAAACAGAAAAAGTTTAAAATGGTATGGGATGCAAATTTACAAGAAAGTATGTTCTTTGCTACGGCAGCGGATAAAGACTTTAGCATTTCAACTGCTACAAAAGAAGTAGTTTTCTCAGAAGAAGAAATTAAAAAATTGAAAAAAGATGACTTAAAAGAAATTCTTAATGAGCGAGATATTCAGTTCACATACAAAGATAAAATAGCATTGCTTAAAACGAAGCTATTAAATCATCAAAAATTAAACAAAGATTTCTTTACTATTGAAATATTAGAAACTATGAAAAAATCTGAGTTTAGACAAATCCTAGAAAAAAGGAGCGTGCGAGTGTACTATCATGACACTATTGTTGTATTAAAACAAAAGATACTTGATACTCAATAATTATGATTATATTTAAAGAAATTAAATTAAGATACGATTATTTAGATATTATATTAGACGAGAAATTAAAAGACATTCGTTTTGCTAATACAGTAAATGTGGTTGTTGACCTTAAGGAGATACTCCGAAAGGTTTTTCGCCCTGATATTTTAGATGAGCGAGATATAAACAGTGAAACAATCGAAGAGTTATCTTCAGACATCATTGGTATTGTATCTCATTACAGAAATTATTTCTATAAACAAGGAAAATATAGTTCATTCTTTTTCCTTTATAGCTCTACTGAATGTAAAGTTATGATAGCTAAATTCCCGGATTATAAAAAAGAATATTATAGAAAATATTTTAATGATCCAGCAAGACTGAAAAAAATAGACCTAGTAAAAAAGGCTGTCATGATTTCAGAGAAAATACTAAACAAAGTGCCTAATTGTCAATTTATAGATACTAGTCAATTTGACGAATTTGTAGTTGCTAAATTTTTAGTAAACAAAATTCCAACAAATGAAATGACTTTTATTCTATCAAGTGACGAGATCATGGCACAACTTATAAACAAACACACATTCTTAATTGATATGAAAAGTGATGACTCTACACTTCTTATAGAAGAAAATGCAGTTAAAACTTTATATAAACGAGAAACACCAATTAGCTCAAAGTTAATATCACTAGTTTCAGCAATTATGGGAACTAAAAGATATAGTTTAAATGAACTACCACGTGTTGGTCCTTTTAGATCAATTAAAGCTGTTGAAAGACTTCTTGATGAACACAAACTTATAAATACTGAATATCTAACGTTTCCAGTCGTAAAGGAAGTATTGGATACAAAAAATACATATGAGAAATTATTATATGATAATTTTAATAGTATTAAAGAAAATTTTGAGATGATTCGCAGCGATGATGTATTATATTCAAATAATGCAAATATAACAGTGCTATTTAACAAACCAAAACAAACATTCAGTACTAATTATTTCTTAGAATTAGACGCGAAGGTCTTTACGAACTTTCCAATTCATATTGATATGTTGTTAAAAGGAGAATTATAATGATAATAACTGAACAAGTATTAAAAGTTTCAAAATTTTTTGAGGACCGAATGAATGCAGTTCCGGAAAGAGTATTTGCATATGATGGCCGTCTTGGCTTAGATTTTTATACTCCAGAAGGCTATGAAAATTGGACTATTAAAGAATATGGAGACGACCAATTTTCAAAATTTGTTGTAATGATTTCTGAAGACAACAAATTAGTGCTGGCTCCAAGAAAAGAGCTAGGTTATATTAAAGAAATGTTAGATGATATGATTCTAATATGGATAGGCTAAATAATGAAATATAGATATTATGATGAAAATTTAGATGTTAGTTTATCCGCTGTAATTAAAAGTGAGCGTATAGAAAATTCAATAGAGATAGGAGCACCAATACTTACTTGGGAAGCTATAGTTTCATATTCATATAGGCCTTTATATGATCATTATGATAGCGAAGTGCTTTTTGTAGGAGAAGGCTCTACATCTAATGAAGCCTTAGAAGATTTAGATATACAACTTAAAAAATATTTTTTAAAGTAAGAGATCATTCGTGATCTCTTTTTTGTATTCTAAAAGTTTATATTAAGTTAAACATAGTATTATAAACTTAAGGAGTGATATTATGGGAAAAAAAGTTAATTGGAAGAATATGGAAAAGAATATAAAATCACAACAACGAAAAATAAAGAACTTGCATGCTGCAGGAGATTATCTAAAAGCTAAGCCTAAAGTAGGATTTTTTGTTGATAATATTTCTAAGAATACTGTAATTATTTCAGATGCAAAGTCATCTAGCTTAAGACGCTATATAAAAGTATTAGAAAACTATTATTACCTAGTTACAAGTCGAGAAGATCAAAATTATATATTATCTAAAAAAGTTGAAATAGAAACTGAATTAAATTCAAGAGATGATGCAATTGTAAAAGAATAACCGAAAGGTTATTCTTTTTTAAGCTTAGTCATATTTTAAACATATATTATTAATATAGAAAGAAGGAGGAAACACAAATGACAGAACAGGGATTTCCAATAGTATTTATACTTATAATTATACCAATACTTATAGTCTTACTATACTTAGCGCGTTCGAAAACTACAGGTGGAAATGTTGTTAAAAAATATACTGAAATAGTAGACCATAATAATGGTTTACTAATAACAAACTACTATATCAAATTATTCCAAAGACGATTTGTTGATGGAGGTTCACTTGAAGTAAAACCTGTTGTATTTAGAACATTTCAAATTACTCAATATGAATATGAAGTAATCAATTTAACAGATTCTGTTATCTTTTCTAGGAAAACTAAAAAGCTAATAAAGAAAACACCAGCCATTATAATCGAAAGATTAGGTGAGAAGTATTTTATTGATTTATGGGGAGTAGAAAAAAGGATATCTTAGGATATCCTTTTTTTTTTATATTATACATTTATAAGGCTAGACATTGCTTAGTTCCAGGAATAGTCTTAGCTTCTCTGAGTCGGGGAGAGATTGGTCCTCCCTCTTTCTCGAGCTTTTTCTCATGTAGAGATAATCTAGCGTATCACTAGACTTACTATAATATTTTTAGCTTAGTTCAATTATACGTTCTTCTAAAGCTGCAATACGAGCTTCATATAACTCAATAGTATCAAAATCAGATTCAGTTGTTCCATCAAGACCTAATTCAGTTCATTGCGTCATTGCTTTTGTATAATTTAATATTGGTTTTACTTTATCTGTTGATTTTACTTCATCAAATAAATATTTCTTTAAGTTAGCTCTATCAATTTTTATTTTTTCTTGCTTTTCATCTAATAAAAGTTGACCTTCTAAATCAGCAGGTGTTAATGTTTGCTTGATATAGTCACCAATTACTTCAAATGTTGCTCCGTCCGCAACTAATCATGCTTCTAAATTAACCGAATATGGATAATATACATATTCCATTGCACTTACTATTTCAGCATAAGAATCAAAGTTTATTAATTTTGAATTAAATATAGTTTGATAGTCTAAAACTTCGTCTACACTAGCCGCACTGTATTCTATAAGAATTTCTTGTTCAATCTCAGCATATGCTAATATAGATATAATATTTTCAGGATTTACTCTTACTACAAGTTCATAATCTGCATTGTCACGGGATATACTTGCAACAATTTCATCTAAGTCATATGTTTTATCTGGAGTAAATGAAATAGCAAAGCCTGTTTCAGGTGTTGTATCGTCAGTATTTATTCCTTCTTCTAATGTACTAATTAAATTGTCTATGCCATCTGTAGGCGTTGGATCAAAGCTTTCAGGGCTTACTACTGAATCATTATCAATAGTATTGTCAACTGTAGGCTCAATAATTGTAGTAATTAATTCTCTAGGCATTATAATGTTTCATCTTTCTTAGAAAGTCACATTTGGCCTAAAAGTAAGTTAGAAGGATTGGGGTTTTTATTAAGTTCATTTAATTCGCTATTTGCATTGTATCTATGAATCTGTACTATAAGAGGCTTCGCTGCATTTAATCTAGTTTCAGCTGCAATAGCATCAAGATCGTAAGTTGTATCAGAAGTTCCTGTTAAGTTTAAACTTTTTTTAGTAGACATCTTTTATTCCTCCTTTTTTTAAAATAATTTGTAAATTAGAATGACCATACGACCATCTTTGTTTTTATAAACAACTGGATTGTCATCTTGATCTGAGAATTCAAATACTATGTAACCTTGTTTTAGTGTATTTGGTGAAGGCGTATTATTTACATCTACAATATTATATTGTGAGAATAATCCTTTGTTTATAACTTTATTAAAGTTAAAATCTACAATATAATTTATATTTGTAAAACTTTCACCTAAAATATCTTCAACATTATCTCGTTCAATAACATATTGATCTGTATTAGTATCAAAGTAAAGGTTTATACCTTTTCCGCTGTATCTTAGCATAGGAAGATAGCGGCCTTTATATTCAGTATCAGTATTAGGTTGTGTTGTGAACACACCATATGCTGCAAGTTTTAGTTTACCATCTTCAAATTGAGAATCAGGTTCATCAGTTATTAGTTCATCTTCAACTAATAGTTCAACTTCTTCAATAATAATATCGCTAATAAATATTTTTCCTACTGAAAAGAATAGATTTGCTTCATTTTTAAAGCTTCTGAATAATGAATTGAATTCTTTATTTTTGTATTGACCTGTAAGATCTTCATCTAGTAATAATTCATTTTCATCATTTGTAATTACTAATCGTCTATCATTTGTAATAACTCTATTAGAACCTGTATCTCTACTAATAACAGTTAATTTATAAAACGCATTTCTTTTTAATCCGTAGATATTAAAAGAAAAATTAATAACATCAGGAATTCAGTTGGGATGATTATAAATTTCGCCGTCATTTGCTGACTTGTATACGAACCCTTTTTTATAACCTGATGGAGTTACAATAATACCATTATCTAAATCTCTACGACCAAAGGCCATAACAAATTCACTTATATTATTTTGAACTACTAACTCTCTACCATCTACAAGCTCAGAGTTGGAAAAGTCAAATTTATAGACTGTTTGTATTACTTTTTTTATTCTATTTTCTAACATTTTCTCACCCCTATTTAACAAAAATTCTATCAGCTTTTACTACAATTCCTTCAATTACAGTATCTTCAAATACAGTAATCTTTGCAGTAAGTGATTTAATTGTTTTTCCTAAGATTTTTATATATGAATTTCCTTTATATGTTGCATAGTATGTTGGCTGTATTTGTTCTAGTGTTTCAGAATCTAATAGCATGATTAACTCATTACCAGTATTTCCTTTAACAAATATGTCTATACTGTTACATGGTTCACCATCATAAAGTATTGCATTGAACTCGTTTTCAAAAATGTAATTAGGAATTATATACCAAGATAGTTCACTACCAGAAAAAATAAAAGCTTTATTATTTTCGAAAATAATATCTTGGATCTTATCAAAACCTAATTTAATATTACTTTTAATATTTCCATCTTCGTCTATTACTAATAATTTATCTTGACAGTTAATATATATTTTTGAGTTTTCAAATTTTATAAAGTTTAAACCAGTTATCGGCAATTTATTAAAGATGATTTCTTTATATTCTTTATATAATTCTTTACGATTATATTTCCATACGAATAACTCTTTGTTTTCTTTTAATCCTGAAACATAAATATATTTATCATCAGCATCTATAAATGATGGAATATATCCGAATACATCAGTACCAGGATATACATTAGCTGTAATATTGTTGTATCCAATTCCAGCTAAGTCTTTTTTCAATATATGAATAATATTTTCAGTACTAGTTTTGTATTTATGTGAGCTTAAAAGAATTATTTCGTCATCACATATTGTAATAGCTTTAATAGTTTGATCTACTTTTTTTAGTATATTAAATGTCTCTAATTTTAACTCTTGATCAAAATCATATATTGTAACTACACCATGTGTATCAATTAGAATAATATCTTTTTCATTAATATCTTTTACTAATACAATATCTCTTTCAGGGAATAAAACTTCTAAATTGTTACCTTCGATATCAGCAAAGAATACACCATTGTTTTTTGTAGAGAATAGGAATCCACCACGGAAGATATCAAAGTCTAATATATCATAAGGTTGAAAATTAGTTACAGCAAATAAGTGTTTAACTTTATCTGCGATATCTAATTTAAAGTCTATCTCTTTTTTTTCTAAATTATATTTATAGAAAATGCCTTTACGATCTAGTATAAGAATATAAGTCTTACCTTTTTTTATAAGTCTTATTTCATTATCCGTCTTAAATGCAGTATTTCCTGTAAGTTCTACAATTTGTGTTCTGAAATTTGTATTAGCTCTATTATTCATATTAAAATTAGTAAATATACTGCTTTTTACTAAGATTGATTCATCATATAACTGAGCGTTTAGAGCTTCAATTTCACTAACGCTTGTAATTTTGTTAAGAGTTAAATTATTTACTTTTCGTAAATTAAAATTTTGGCCGTCATAACTTACAAAGGCACCTTTCTCTCCGGGTGTAAAATTATCTACAAGTGGGTCTAATCTCTCCAATTTTTTTATAATAACTGAGTCTAAATCTTTTTGGCTTAGTTTCATATTATCCAGCTCCTTTTATTTTCTTTTTAAATGATAATTAATTGTTTTGAGCTTAACAATATTTTATATGATAAAAAACGAAATATGGAAAGTAGGGTGATATTTATGGCATCTTCAGTAAATAATACAGCAGGTTTAGGCTTAAATCAAAGATTAAGAAATCAAGATGATTATACTGACAGTAGTTTGTCTTCTGGTGTGACTAAAAGAAGCTTATCAAGTTCAACATCAAGTGCAGTATCTGAAAGTATTGCAAGAGCAAATTACCAAAGTTTAAGTATGTCTAACTCCAAGATTATTGAATTGAGAAAATATGTATTCAAAATGGTCTCAACATGATCATATGAAGATAAACAAAATATCATAACTCAATATGGTGATTCAGCTCTTCTAGAAACACATGCAACTGAAGAATCTCTTAATAAACAATGTACAGAAACATTGATTATTAATATGAAACAACAAGACTTAGAAATCCTTCTTAAAGATATTCAAGTTGATGAACGCCAAATTAAAAAAGATGTTCAATCTATTCGGCAAAAAAGAAAAAAGACTTCTTCTGGCCAATTTCATACTTCAAGTTTTGAAGATGTTTATAAAAAAGTAGAAAAATCAGCATCACCCAAAGATATAAGACATTATCTTGCAGCTTATGATAAAGGTTTTAAGATTCCTAAAAAAGTTACTAATCAATACGGTCAACTTAAAAGAGAATTAGAAAAAGTATTAAGAGATATATATGACCAAGCTGAAGTTGCAGGTTTAGCATATAATCTAAGAATTGATATTGAAGATGGAACTTCATTTAAAGAAATATCAACCCAAATTATAAATAAAGTGTTATTATATGTTTCATTAATTATGGGTAAATCAGATACTATGTATGCTGGTGCATTCCTTCGTACAAAAACATATAATGATTTATTGCAATATACAAGTTATGCATTTGTAACTGGTGAAGCTGGTTTAAATAACGAACAATTACGAGAATTAAAGAAAAATGCTAAAATTGCTAAAGCTCGTACTAAAGAAGGTTTTACTTCTAAAAATAGGCAAGTCCCACTTGGTGGAGCTGCAAGTAGAGCTGTAAGTAGAACTAAAGATCTTCCAGGAACTATTGCTAGAACAATTGGTGGAGCTGTTGCATCTATACCAATGGCCGGTCTAGGTGGAATTGCTGGATTATTTCAAGGTTGACAAGCTGGTTTACCAGGAGCCACAGCTAATTTTGTAAAAGGCTCTAGACGAGCTGCATATCGTACTCAAGAATCAATTTTAGGAACAAAACGTACTAGTAGAAAAAAAGCTAAAGAAGCACTTAATATGATTAATCGTCAAGATGCATTATCTGAATTTGATCTTGCATCAGGAAATAATATAATATCCTCTGATATTTTAGAACAACAAAAAAACTTAAAAGGAAAAGATTACCAAGAGATATTAAAATTAGCTGAAACTACTCCTGGAATAAAAACAACAGGTTTATTTGGAAAAGCTCGTAAACCTAAAGATATCAGAAATGCTTTATTATCAACAGCCCAAGAAGCTGAAACTAGAGTCATGGACATGGATATAGACCGAACTAACGCACATAATGCAGGAAAAGCATATAAAAATGAAGCTGCATATCAAGCGGCTAAAGAAACAGCGTCAATGTTTAAAGACAAAATTCCTAAATTTGGAGACAAGACTCCTTATGTTTATCCTTCAAATAATTTAGAAAATAATGATCTAAAAGTATCAATTACAACTAAAGATCCAATGGTGCCAGTATATGTTGCTAATCAAATTACAAATATTGGAATTAAATTATCAAGCCCACTTCCAAATGATATATTTAATGAAGTTGCAACACATGCATTACCAGTATTTGTTATTAATCAAGTAAATAGTAGCTCAGATGATTCTCCAATTACATTAAGACAAAAAACATGAAAAAAAGATCTTAACGGATTAGGAAAAGGTATAGACTTTGAATTGGGTAAAAAAGACGGACGCCTTAGACAATCAGCAAGCGAATATAGTAAAAAGAACCAAAATATTTTAACAGCGCCAAATATGTTTACATTTGATATTTCTAGTCCAATTAGAAATATAAAAATTAGAAATGGTGCATTAGCAGTAAGAGTATTCGACCAATCATCAATGTTAATGGCCGAAATAATGAAAGAACAAGAAAAGACTCAAAAAAATGAAAAGGGCAGTAGCGTATTATCAGAATCTGCAATTGATATGGGTATTACTCGTATTAAAACAGAACCAGCATTACCAGTATATATCGTAAATGCAATGCAAGATGTTACCACAAGAGAAGATGTTAAAGTAAGCAAACTTGAACAATTAGCGAAAACTGCGGCTAAAGCTGCAATAAATGTAGCAATTGGTCCTGTTCTTGGTGGTCCTGTAAGTAGTGTTCTTGGTTTAGCTACTGGCGGATTTGGAAAAGCATTACCAAAATTCGCAAATGGAACCAGCTCTGCAGCAAGTAATACACCAGTATCTCAATTTATAGCAGGTGATTCAACTAATGGAAAACCGAATGAAGAACAAGTAAGTATTAATTGAGATGCCAAAAAGTTTGCAGTTAAACCTGTTCCTAGTATGTCTAAAGGCGAACTTGCATCTGGCGGAATTTCTAAAGCACTAAAAATGAGTTCTGCAGAGAAATCAACTCCAATGAAAGTTATAGCTGTAAATCCTGGAATCTATGATAAAGTAGATTATGAAGGAAAAACTCTTTCACTTATGGATGTAATTGCCGAAATGAGCATGAAGATTTCATCACTTGAAACACTATTAAATACAGGAAACACTCAAAGAAATGCAGTTATTGCAAATACGGGTGCAACTTTACAAAATATAGCAAAATTAGGTAGTAATAGTAAGTCTAGCCCATTTTTACAAGGTGGTTTTCCCACTGGGCTAGATTCAATACTACAAGGACACTAAGAAGGGAGTGACGTTAAATGCAACAACTTTTAATAGATGCTAGAAATGGTTTAATACTAAATGTTGAAGACTTAGCTAGATTAGATGCTCAAACAATAACAGATATTATTGATACGACTCAGCAAGTTATAGATAGTATTAATTTTTATTCATCTAACTTAAGCTCTTTAGACCAATTATCTAGAGATGTAGATTCATTTGTAACAGATGCTAGTTCATCTTTATACTCAGCAGCACTCTCTTCAGCTACTTCATTAATTAAAAATACAATGGACACAATCATAAATGCTGGATCATATTCTGCAAATAGCAGTTCAACAATTGGTATTTTAAGTAACACTGATGCTGCAGCATGAGATTGAAATCAAACTTATACAAAAAATATTACAACCAATGATTCAATTATGTCATCATTCGGTGAAGACTTAAAAAAAATGTCGACCTTAGTTGGTGGTGCTAGCAATGTTTTCGGTCAAGCATTAAATGCTGTAGCTGAAACAGTAACAGCCGCATTATTTTATAGTGACGGAGTTACAGAAACTAAATATGGCTTAGCAATGGAACGAGCTTGAAGTGGCGGAAATAATAGTTTTCTTAGTGACTATGTAAATAATGTAGGAACTTATAAAATAAATTTCTCTAAAAGTACTCCATTAGATCCATCTAGTAGTAACAGTGCAAATTTATATGGGAACTTACTTTTAGGTGGGCCTCCATTATTTAACCAAATAACAGACCCAAATAATCGAGTAACCATAAATACATTCATTAAAGACTCAGTATTTTTGAGCTTAACTCCTGGACTTCCAAAGTTTAATGGTGGTTCATTTACACAATCAATAAGAAGTTCTATTTCTGGTGCTTTTAAAAATATTACATCTGGTAATGGTACCTCAACTGTTAAAACTAATACATATTTAAATCAAACAAATGGTTTAGAAGAATCAATGAGCTATCTTCTTAAAAATGGCTTAGACCCTGAATTTGCTGAAAAAGATAGAAGATATTATACATTCCAAGCAAAATACAATCAATATTATTCTTATTTAGAAACTATGCTTAATGCAATGTGGATAAAACTTGGATTAGGAACAACTAATGAAGAAAACACATTTAATTTATTCTCATTCTTTGATCCTACTGCATCTGCAGGAACTTTAGATTATGAAACAACTCTTCAAAATAAATATAAATCGTCACTTGGTTTCTATGTAACTATGAGTGCTGTTTCTGAAGCTGTAAGTAATCAAGAACTATCAGTTGGACTTGAAAGTGAAGCTAACTCAGCATCCGATCAATTCCAAAGATTAAATTATATTACAGGTATGGGAAGTGACGCAATTGGCGCCGCTAGACGTACTGTTGGTGTTATAGATCAAGAAATTAATATTTTTAAAGGAACAATGCAAAATTTAGCACCTAATTCTGAAGGAGGCAAATGAACAGCTCTATTGGATGCCGCTAAAAATATTGCAACCAATCAAGATCTAAGTTCAATTGTACAAGCTTTTTCAGTAACTAATGGTATGAAAGTTATGTATCCGAACTTATGGCAAAATAGTAATTATAGCAAGAACTTAAACTTTAACTTTAACTTTGTATCTCCATATGGGGATCCATTAAGTATATTTCAATATGTTTATGTACCATTCTTCTCATTATTAGCATTTGCACTTCCAAGACAGGCAGCTCAAAATGGGTATGTTTCTCCATTCTTTGTTAGAGCTGATATTCCTGGTTTATTTACATCAGACTTAGCACTTATATCTGATGTTACATGAATCAGAGGTGGTGACGGAAACTTATGGACTAAAGATAAACTTCCAAGAGCCATTTCAGGTTCATTTACAATTACAGATTTATACCCATACTTAGCTATGGTTAAACGACTTAATTTCTTATCAGCTAATCCATCATTTACCGTATTTTTAGATAATATGGCTGGACTAGGTGCTCTATATAATAATGGTGAAAGTGAATCATTAAATAGATACTGGAAACAAATGATAAATCGTATTTCTAGTGAAGGAAATGCAACAGTTAATAATGGCTTATGAAATGATTTTAGTGACGATAAAAAAGCTATACACAGTAGTTATATAACTACGGAACGCTCTAAAGTAGCTAAAACTCTAAATATGAAGTCTGTACCATGAATGAGTCGAATATAAGAATAAGGGAAACCTTATTCTTTTTTAAGTCTTTATAGAAAAATCAACAACTAATTATATAGGAGAGGTGATTAAAATTAAAAAGAAAAAAATTGGATTCTTTATTGTCCATGGTTTTTTAGGAAATGCAACAACGGGATTTGATGATTTACCACGAATACTAAAGAAAAATAGAATAGATTTCTGGATGACTCAATTACAAGGACATGGTTATGATGATGATATTAATACATTTAATTATAAAAAGTGCTTAAGACAAGTTGAAATTGAGTACCAAGTATTTCAGCAACAATATGAAAAGGTCTACATTATGGGATTTTCCATGGGTGGAGTTATTGCAGGTCATCTTGCAAGTCATTATGGAGCTGACAAAATGGTTCTTATTTCACCAGCATTTAAGTATGGCGGAGGAAACAAAATTATATCAAAAGTAGGTGATTTCTTTAAAGCACACAAAGGAAAAAATGAAGAAGACTTGCCAAAGATTATAGAAAAAGTATTAAACGATAATGCAGCACAAGAGCTTATGGATGAATTTATAGCTGATAAAAACTCTACAATTAATTTAGCTGAAGATTACGCTGATACATTAAAAGGGGTAAAAATCTCAGTCTTTACTAATTTTATGAGACTTGTAAGCAATGTTAAAAAGCATATAATTACAATTGATGCACCAACTAGAATCTATATATCTGAACATGATGAAATCGTTCCTATTGATGCAGCATTCTATATATTTGATAAAGTGACATCAACCGATAAACGAATTGAAATCTTAACTAAAGTTGGCCATAGAATTATGGTATCTGAATTAAGAAAAGATGTTATAATTGAGATCATCAAATTTTTATATGGAAAGCGTAGGGTAAAATGGCCGAAAGAAAAAAAATAGACGAAAAATTAGACGATGCTGAATATATCAAAAAGATAACTGATGATTATTTAGAAACGAAAGAAACTATTTCGTTGGCCTTCTTTAAAGATGGTCCACCTGAGAATTATGTTCGTGAAAGATATACAAGCCGTGGTGGTCGTTTTTATAATAAAAAAGGCGGTCTAATGAAAAAAGATCAACAACTTTATGTAAAACAAATACCAGCACATCTTAAAAGCAGATTAACAAAATTAGTTGTAAACAAAACAGCTGAATATTATATTGATATAGATATTAACTTCTATGTAGCAATTCAAAAGAATGAATCAATAAAGAAATCTGTGTTAAAAGAGAAACAGATTATTCTTCCAGCAATACGACCAGATATTGATAATTATTTAAAATTTACAATAGATAGTCTCCATAATGTATTATTTGATGATGATAAACGAATAGTATTTGTGAATAGTCATAAATTTTATTCACTAAAACCTAGAACAGAGATACTTGCTAAAATTACTATAATCAAAGACTAGATGTTTTAAATTTTATTTATTTAGATCCGGTCGTGAAACAAATAATTAAAGGAAGTGATGTTGTAATATGAAAAACTTTATAATTTATAAGCATACAAGCCCAAATGGAAAAGCTTATATTGGCCTTACTACTAAAACTCTTAATGAACGAGCAGGAAATAATGGTAGATGCTATAAGCATAATACATATTTTTATAGGGCTATTATAAAATATGGATGAAAAAATTTTAAACACGAAATATTATTTAAAAATATCAATACATCTAAAATAGCTTCTAAACTTGAAATCGAGGCTATAACACTTTTTAAATCTAATAATCCGATATATGGTTATAATATTACATCTGGAGGAGAATTCTTTAAACATTCTCAAAAGAGCAAACAATTAATATCTAATGCTCTAACTGGCATAAAACGTAGCGATATTGTAAAAAAGAATAAATCTGAAAGTATGTGTGGAAAAGATAATCATAATTATGGAAAATCATTTACATTAGAACATCGATCTAAAATTTCAGAAAGTAATAAAGGCCGGAGTTTTTCAGAAGAACATAAATCGAAATTAGCTGAGGCCCATAAAGGCCAAGTACCTACTAAATATCAATTAGAAGCCGCTGCTAAAGTTAAAAGTCGGCCAGTAATTCAATTAACTACCAATAATATAATTAATAAATTTTCTAGCGCTGCGGAAGCTTCTAGAAGAACAGGCATAGACAATAGTGCTATTATTAAAGTTTGTAAAAATAAGCGAAAGAAAGCTGGGGGGTTTATATGGAAATACGATATATAAATACTATTAAAATATGGTAAATACTATAAATAGTTTCCTTAGTAATATGTACTCAATTAAAATTGATTATAATGGTTTAACTTTTGGATGCTCAGAAGCTGCATATCAAGCGGCCAAATGCGCTAATGAAGAAGACCGAATATTATTCATAGGAATATCAGGATATGATGCTAAGAAGCTCGGACAGCAAGTTAAGCTGCGTTCTGATTGGTATGTTGTACAACTCGGTATTATGGAAGAAATACTTAGAATAAAATTTTCAAAACCAAACTTAAAAAAACAACTATTAAACACTAAAGATCAATTTATAGCTGAAAATAATACTTGGAATGATACATTCTGGGGCATTGTAAACGGTTATGGAAAGAATCATCTTGGTGAAATACTAATGAAAATAAGAGAGGATATAAAATAATGAGAAACGATAAATTAAAAGAACAACTAAAAAATATAGAAAACTCAGCAAGAGCATTAAGAGAAACTCTAATTAATGAAGAATTATTAATAATACGAGATACATTAGGCGCTGAAAGCTTTAAAGATATAGAAAATTTAATTTCAAAAAGTGATGGAGTATTCGATGTAATACCAGCTATAGGTTATGCTGGATCCCCAGTACAATGGAGAGAAATGTTAAAACCTGTTATTGATTTCGCAGCTTGCGAGCTTTTAACAAATTATGATATTACTGAATGCGACTTATATATTATTGGTAATCCAATAGACTTAATGCTATTATCAAATATTAATTGGGCTACACCAGAACTAGGACAATATTTTGGAGCATACTCATATATTGTAAAACATGTAGAGCATTTAGTAGGTACACTATATATTGCTATTATTAAAGATAATATTATTAAAGATACTTCAACAATAAAAATATCAAATAATAATGGATATGGTTTCGGTAAATAGAACAATTAATTATATTTATATAAAAATACTGAAAGGGGTGTAATTATGAAATTTAAGGAATTTAAAGAACAAGCAAAATTAAGATTTGCTAAAGCTGTAGAAACATTAAAAAATATTAATAAAAAAGAAGCTAAAGAAATAGTTGAAAATGCTAAAGAAACTAAAGAAACTGGTAGTAAGTTATTTGGTATCTTGAAAAGAAAAGATAAAATAACACTAACAGATGCTGAAAAACTTGCTAAATCAACTAAGAAAACTGCTGACAGTGCTAAAAATGCAATAAAAAATTAAGAATAACCTTAGGGTTATTCTTTTTTATTTGCTTAATTGTATTTTATAACTCAACAATTAATTATATGAAAAATGAGGTGATAATATGAAAGGTATACATTTAAATGATATTCCTATCAATCTATTTATGGAGTATTTTAACAAGACTAACTTAACACCAACAGTATTTACTCCAAAATATATAACTCCAGTTATATATGAATATGAATTCGAAATGAATAATGTGGTTGGTACTTCATATTATTATAGATCTACTTTTGATTTTGTAGATATTTATGATGAATTAGATACATATTTTTCAGGATCGTCTATTTACGCACTAATCGATGACCCAGTATTTACTGGAAGTCTTTTCTATGATTCTACTCTAAATTTTGTAACTGGTCATCACTATAGATTTACAAGTGATATTGTTACCTGAGAAAATTTTATTAAATTATCTGAAATACTTTCAAAAACAGATGAAACAATTTTTACAATGACTGGTAATAAAGACCAAACTGTATTATTTGATACTGTCGATCCACTTACAGCTAATTGGGATCCATCATACCAACGTTGAAATATCAAAAATAATGTTCCTACTGCAATTGGCTATATTTATGAGAATACATTATTCCAAATACAAGATACTGATGCTGAAGGAAATTTAATATTCTTAGACGAATATGATAGAGAAACTATAGAATATGATAGAGAAACTATAAATTATTCTTTAGAGGATCAATTTTCTCGTCACAATGCGTCTATTAGAGAAGTATATAATAAAATAAATACTGTAAATGAACAAATCGGAATCACACAATTTAATCCTGAAGTTCTTGGAATACTTGACAGTGGAATTGCTAGAAATAAAAGTTTAGTTTATTATGAAGAATATACTAGAACTAAAACATATACTAGACTAACAACTGTAGCTACAGGAACATTAGATCCAGTACATCCTACAGTAAACGCAGTTGTATATACGCATTATATTGATACAGATGATGGAAGCTTATGGACTTCTGACGGAGTTGATACATGGACTGATACAACTGGAACTCCAACTGAATATCAATATATAGATAGAAGTAGAAGTATACTTCCTGTTATTGGAACTCCAATAGTAGTTGTTGAAACTCCAAATTGCCCGATTCAAACTGTATTAAACTTAGATAACCTTAGAAAACTTAGAGTACTGGAAAATACAGGAATTAACAAATGAGTTCAATTAAACGTTATAGCACAAGATACTGCTCCAACAAATTCAGATACTGATGATTATTGAATAGACACAACAACAGATACTGATATTTTAAGACAATATGATGGAGATTGAACTAGCATAGCTTTAACTAGAACTGTTAGTACTACTGCTCCAACAAGTTCAACCGATGCATATTGGATTGATGATGATAATAATTTATATCAATATAAAAATGTTTCTTATACAGCAATTGATAATATTAATCTAAGTGATACAAGAGAAACAATATTATTGGATACACATTTTAGAAGTATGTATGTTATAGATAGAACTTTATTAATACCATTAGACATATTTGATGGATATTATTATTTCGAAGTGGTTGAATATAACTTTAGAAAATATTTAAAAATGAAAATAGATAGTGTTGCAGTAAATAGTATAACAATAGGCGATATAGAATATGATGAATATACTTTTAAAAATACTAAATCAACTATAAATGAATATGAAAATCCTGTTTTTGTTATTAATGGAATGGCATATACAATTAATGTTACAACTGATGGTACTTATACAGCAGGCTCATTCTTAATACCAACAAATTTCGATTATACACATGATAAAACTATATTTGGAGATTCTATAAATATAAACCAACAATCAGTGTTTATATTGGAAAAATATGACGCGCCCGTTCTAAGTTCATTTGATGCTTTGGATATAGAAAAAGCTGAAACAACTACTATTTTAAAAGATATTTTTGATAATAGCATGTATGTAGAATATAAAGAGTCTTATATAAAAACCGTTGTAACTGAAATTGCTCCTGAACCCCAATTTACTGAATTTTTAGATTATGAACATAATGTAACTACAGGAACACAACTTAATTTAAAATCAAACTCTACAATATATAGAGCTTCAGCAATTACTGAGCCTGTAACTATAGAAGACCTTATAGCTAATTTCAACTATTCACACTATTTTATGATGGGTTATCCAACTGAAGATATAACTGGAATCAGAGGTAATCTTATAGCTGAAAATGTTATATATGATCAACGTATGAGAGCTATAAAAGAGCTATCTGCAGTATTTATGGAAAAACGTTATGATGATTTCTTATTCTATGACTCAGACATGTTATTTTCAGATAATGCTTTAACAAATATGCGAATATTTTCCGAAGGTTATTTAAAAGGCTTAGAAAAAGATAACTCATTATTTGAGTTACCAGAGGCTACAAAAGACTTAATAACTTATGATTTGCTTAGCCCTAGAATTATCGTTGGTGATATTCAAGTTGAAAGTAGTACTATAAATACTAAAATTTATACACAAAGTATGCCATATATTTTAGAGAACTTAGCTACAGAAAATATATTCACAAAGTTATTAGATTATGAGAGATTTCCTTCAGATTTATCTAGAAAGGTACATCTAGCAGATCAATCTAAAAGATTAAAAGCCTATAATGATTTTACCAAAATTACGGCAGCTTTAGATATTCCTGAAGTATTAGTTAGAACTTACAAGCGAAATGTACCAACTAAATTAGATTTTAAAAATTTCTTAATTTATAATTTATTCCAAAACTTTTATAAGTATAATGCTTATGATACAGATGGAAATAGTTTCACAAAGAATTACGAGGTATTTTATAAAGAAAAATTAAATGATACAACAAAAAGCTATATGCCAACACTTGATACAACTATTGCTGAGAAAACAATATATAGAAAAGAAGATATGACTATTGACAACTTATTAGAAAAAATTCTTATAGATGAATGGAGCGTGTTATAATGTACGACGAAGTAACGAAACAACTAACAGTATGTAAAGGCGCTCTACTAGAACTAGCTGAAAAATCTCAAGATTATATTGACTTACATGACGACTATCTTTGAAATAATATTAAAGATGCATCTTTGCTAAAAGAAAAAATGAAAGAAACAATTGTAAGGGTCATAGATGAGAATTAGTGAGTTAAAACAAGGGGTTTATGAAGGTCTAATGCTTGTAGAATTTGATGATAACACTGATAAACTTATTGTATCATGTGTTATGTACTCGTTCATAAAGAACCTTCTTTCAGTGAATACCGAAAATGAGAACAATTCAAAAAATATCGTCAAATCATATTCAAGTGTTATTAAAAACAATTTTAACATCTATAAAAATTCAGCAGTATCGTATAATATAATTAGAAAAACAATTGAAGGCTATAATAAAAATGGTTTTTTAGAGTTTAATTCTAGTCAAATAGACAATATTACAGCATTGTATAGAAACAAAACGAAGACTGTACCATTCGCTACAACTAGTTTTTCACAGTATATGTATAAAGTATTTACAATGAAACACAGTAGTTATATAAAACTATCTAAAATACATTTTGATATTATGGTTCCAATTATTAAATACTATCAACTAAATAATGGAGTTAATCCTTCAGATTTAGAAATCTTTGATGCCGAGTTATATGCACCAACTCCAGGAAAAGAAATGTTATTTACTATAAATGGAATAAATCCAGGACGAATAGTGAGTGATATAAAAGCTAATAGAATTCCAATACGAGATAAAATATATTTAGTAAAGACAGCAAACCCATATATTCAAATAATTACAAACTAAAAAGAAGAAATAACCTTTCGGTTATTTCTTTATTTATCGTATATGTCTTGCAGCAATTTTTTTATAATCTATAGGTTGCATGTTTAAAAGACCTGTTGCATTGAATGCTTCAAGAATTGTGATATACATAATAGCATTACCAAGTGCTAACTCGCCATTATATTCATGTCCTTCTTCAATCATTTCAAGTGCTTCATTAAGGGCAAATGTCTCAAGAACGCCTTTTGCCGGTGTTTCTCTATAAAATGATTCTTTAATATTTACAGATACAGTTCCATCTGTTGCAATGCTAATATTAGTTTCTTTACCAACGCCAGCTACAGCAGGATCTATAGTTGTAGTAGATGCTTCAGTTGTTGCAGCAGTTGGAGTTACAGCAGGCACTTCTTCTAAAGGAGTTTCTTCTTCTACTGGAAGTGGATCTCCTGACACTACAGCAGGATCTACTCCAGCTTTTTTAGCAATTTTATCAGATATTGCTTTTTTCTTTTGATCTTTAACTTCAGATTTTACTCTTTTTTTAGCTTTAGCAGCTTCACTAATAGCTACAATTTGATCAATTTGATCTTGTAATTCTTCTTCAGCGCCTTGTTCTTTAGCTACTAAATTTGCTACTCTTTCTTTTACATCTCCAATTAAATCCTCAATTGAATTATTAACTTCTTTTGGAGTTGCTTTTTTAACGATATCTACAATTTCTTCTTCTTTAAGATAAATTCCTGTTTTAACATCAGGAAGATTTCTAGAAATATGTTCCATAATTTTTAGAGTACGTTTTTCATTCACTGATTCGTTTAAATCAGCATTTTCTAAAAACGCTAAAACTGTTTCTCTAATATTTGCTCTATACGCAGGATTTAATTCTGCAAATTCTTCAGTTTCCATTAAAAGGGCACTTTCAACAATATTAGAAAGATAGTCGGCCATAACAATTGTAGCAGCACGGTTATTATATTTAATAGCTTGCTCCATTAATTGTACTCTTTGTTTATTTCTCATATATGCAGAAGATTGTGAGAAAGCAGCACCGCTAAGCATTGATTCTTTTAAAGCTTCTTCTTTTTGAGTTTGTTCGTCTCTCAAACCAGCATAATATTTTTCCAAATATTCATTAGTTTGCTCTTGTATTCTTTGATTTTTCTTTAATGTTTTACTACCAACCCCACATAAAGCGTTAGTAAGTTCAAATTCTTTTGCCATTTTAACCATCCTCTCGTATACTATATTTTATAATTCATATAATATATTGTTTAATATTGTGTGCCATCATAATCGTATATAACTATATAATCTAGATTTGCTTCAGGAATATTTAAATACTCTGGTGCGTATAGATTTTTCTTAATTGAAGAGTCTTCGTTAATATATTGAGTAAACGTATCATTAAGACCTTTAAAATCAACATGATCTATTTGGTTATAATATTGTGTTGTAAGGCTTCTAATTAACTCTGAAATCTTTAATGATTTTTGATTGTTTGCCATATCAACTAATAATCTTACATAATCTTTAATACTCGTATCTAAACCTTCACTAAACTGATTTTCTTTAATATGGATATCAAGTTCTAATTTTAAATTAGTACTTAGTGTATTGTAATATTGTGCATCTCCATATGTATTATAGAATTTTAAATCGAAAAAAGTGTTCGTTTCTAGTTTTCCAAGATTTTCTTTTAACATATCGATATATACAAATAATTGATTGATAAATTTCGTGTTACTTTCTTCACCTGTAAAGAATGATGAATGTACAAGTGGAATATTTTTAATTTTTATCGATGTAATATATGTAGCTAAATGATATTGATATAGTTTATTAGTTGTAAGTGTAAGCCAATAAGATTCATCAACTGTTGCAGGTTCTGTATCAGTCGCTGTTAAATTAATTAATGTATTGTCTGTCCAAGTATCAACTCCATCAGAAGTCCATAAACTTCCATCATCTGTATCAATATAATGTGTATATACAACTGCGTTTACTGTAGGATGTACTGGATCTAATGTTCCTGTAGCTACAGTTATTATTTCAGTTCATTGAGCTTCATCTTCATTAATATCAATATCCGAATACATTAGTTCATCTAAGTTTCTAAATAATGACAAGTAACCACCTGAAATAAAGTCCATATCTATACTATCACTAGTGACATTATTAAATTTTAATACTAACTTTACATCATCAGGAAGAGCAACTTCTAAATCATCAGGGCTAACTAATATAATATTCGTTCCATAATCTGTAGTTTCATTAGTTGCAAAATTAAATTCATTTCCTGAATCTTTTACATAAACTTTAAATTCAATAATTGTTTCAAATACACCAGCATTATCGGTATCTTCTTCACTAGTTATTTTAAAATTATCACCATCTTCAAAATTCATAGTAGCAATTGCAACACTATCAGTTCCTTTACGATAGAATGATATATCAAAATTATCGGTTTTTAATGATTCTTCTTGCAAGTTAAAGTTTGTTACAAATGCAAATTTTAGTGAATAATAGTCACTTGTAGATATGCCTTCTATTCCTCTATAAACAGAAACAGTTGAAGGCACAAAATATTTATCACTAGAACTATTTGAAACATTTCTATATGCTAAATTTGTACTCATATCTGTTAAGTTATAGATATATTTTACCTTTTTGAAAGGTGAAAGAGTAACTCTTGTATAGAATGGAATGATGTAATAGTCATTTTCATCTAATGGATCAAGTACATAATGATATTCATTATTTGTATCTGCTTTTCTTTCAATGATAGAACCAAATGGTTTACTAACATTGTCAGAAACTGTAAAGTCTGCGTCTAATGTATTTGTAGGTAATGCTTTAGAAAGATACCCTGAAGGTGCAGTTGAACCACTTTTTAGTCCATCTCGCATCAAGATATATGAGCTAAATACTCTTCGTAAAATATCATCACGTTTTTTAATGAATGTAATTTTTCCATCATTAATAGTTTCAAGTAGTGCTGTAAGAATTAAGAAATAATTATTGATATCAGTTTCAGTAACGATAACATCACGAGTTGAAATTTCACTAATGATTACATTTTTTATTTTATTAATTGAAGGTGTGTCTATTCCACCAACAGCATAGCTATTAAAAAGTGTTGCATAGATTGGTAAATTACGCATTTCTTCTTCAGCCAAACTAAGTAGTATGTCACCTGTATATTCAATATTTCCTGAAGCACCTTTAGTTGAATAAAGGTCTAAGTAAAGAGTGCTATTTGCAGCTGGAATAAAATCACCAGAAGCATTTGAGAATTTTATTTGAATTGAGTTATCAGATGATAAGTTATAGTATGCAAATTTTTGAGTAGCAGCTATTGTACTTGTAGATGGGATATTTGAATATCTAAGTTCTATTTCTTCTCTAGTAGATGTACCTTTAGTATAATATAATTTTGATGATACAAATTGATCTTCAAATTCAAAATTATGAATTTT